TCAGAATACACCAGCAACTACCACAATGGCTTCTATTGAACAGGGCATGAAACTGTTCACTGCAGTATATAAACGGGTGTATCGTAGTCTTGCTAAGGAGTTCCAAAAGCTTTACAAACTCAACAGAATCTATCTAGATCCACAGGTAGAACTGGATATTCTAGATGAACCAATTCAACAGAGTGATTATCTAGGTAATGAGAAGGAGGTGATCCCGTCTGCAGATCCAACTGCTGCTTCTCAACAAGAGAGACTACAGAAGGCTCAGCAGCTTCTACAGGTAATGGGATTGGGTACTCTTAACCCAATGGCTGTTACACAGAGACTTCTAGAAGCATTAGAAGAACCTGCTCCAGAGCAACTCATGCAACAACCACAGCCACAACCAGATCCAAAAGCTCAGGCACTTCAGATGAAGGCCCAGCTAGACCAGCAGAAGGCTGCTATGGATTCACAGATGGCTGAAAAGAAACTTCAGATGGAGCAATCCGCTGAAGCCAATAAGGCAATGATTCAGAAAGCTCTAGCACAACAGGAACTACAGCACAAGGAGCAATTAGCTGCTCTTGAGATGCGTGTAGCTGCTGCTAAACTACAGCAATCTAGTGTTGAAGGAACTCAGAAGGTTATTCAACAGCACCAAGATCATCAAATGAGTATGGTTCATAAAGACCAAGCTCACAAGATGGGGATGGCACATAAAGCCGCACAAGCAAAGCAGAAGGTAAAAGTAAAACCTAATAAATAGGAGGTAGTATCCCTTGAGTACCATTACAAAGCAGGAATGGGCAGATTGGAAAATCAATCCCGTTACAAAAGCATTCTTCCAGGCGGCAAACATCCGTATTGAGGATGCTAAGGATATCCTAGCACAGAGTGCTGGGCTTGATTCAACGGCAGATAATTTCTATCGTGGCTTTATTCAAGCCTATATTGAAATGTTTGATTTCCGTATTGATGACTTGGATGAAACTACTGATGAAGATTAATCCAGTCTTACACAGAGTTCTTGTTTTACCTGACAAGCTAGAAGAGAAGACTGCTTCTGGTATTATTGTTCAGTTTGATAAAAGGGAAGAAGCTGCTGTAGAAAAGGGAACTGTGGTTTTAGTAGGTATCACTGCATACAAGGAGTTTGGCACAACTGCTGAAGAACTTGGTGTAGTACCTGGAGCTAGAGTAACCTTCGCTAAGTATGCAGGTAAGTCCATTATGGACGGAGACGTTAAGTATATTTGCCTCAACGATGAGGACATTGTAGGAGTACTAGAGAATGAGTGAAGAGAACACACAAGCTGTAGAACCAGTTGTTACTGAGACTACCGAAGAAACTAAATCAGAACCTACTACAAAGGAACTCTCCGCAGTAGAGCAACGTGCTCTAGAGATGGGCTGGAGATCTAAGGAAGAGTTTGATGGTGAAGAAGAAGACTTCATTGATGCACAAGAATTCGTAAGACGTAAACCTTTATTCGAGAAGATTGATTCCGTTGGAAAGGAACTTCGTGAAACGAGGAAAGCTCTAAAAGCACTACAAGAACATCACGCCAAGGTTAAAGAAGCAGAGTTTAAACATGCTCTTGAACAACTACGTGCTGAGAAGAAAGTAGCTTTAGAGGAAGGTGATGCTGATAAACTGATTGAGATTGACGAACAGATTGCTGATGCAAAGGTTCGACAAGTTCAAGAAGAAAGACAAGCAAGGCAGGAAGCTTCAGCACCTCATCCAAACTTTATTACTTGGGTTGGAAAGAACCCTTGGTATAAAGAGGACGCAGAATTAAAGGCAGCAGCAGACCAGATTGGTTCAGCTTACGCTGTGTCTAATCCAGAAGTAGAACCAGATCAGGTACTAAAATATGTGGAAGGTAGGGTTCGTAAACTCTATCCAGACAAGTTTAGAAACCCCAATAAAGATCGACCATCAGCGGTCGAAGGACGAACATCTACAACCAACGCTAAACCAAAAGATGATGATGTTTCTAACTATCCTCTTTCTGATGACGAGCGTCGTGTTATGATGAGTTTCGTAAGGCAGGGAGTAATGACAAAAGATGAATACATTAAGGATCTTCGGAGAGTAAAAGGAGAGTCCTAATGCCATTAGGAAGACTGAAAAATACTTTTCTTACTAACTGTAAGGCTTGTAACACTGAATTTGAAGCTGTGCATTACGCCTCTTGTTATTGCTCTAAAAAGTGCAAGCATAAGAGTCAGTATAGTAGACAAAGAGACTATGTTCTTGACAAAGACTACCAGTTAAGGAAAACCTACGGAATTTCTTTGGAAGATTTTGCAAGGATGGTAGATAAACAAGACCATTCCTGTGCTATATGTAAAAGGAAGGTGGAAAAACTCTTTGTAGACCACTGCCACGAAACAGGAAGTATACGAGGATTACTTTGTATGAACTGTAATACAGGACTAGGGCATTTTAGAGACGATCCAAAAGTTCTGAAGGAAGCCATAAAGTATTTAAAAGACTTAAAGCGAGTCAAGGGAGAATGAAATGAAAGAACAGCTTACCACTAAACGCACAAGTCGTCGTTCCAGCATTAATGGGACACGCAATGTTCTTAATATCACTGGCAAAGAGCCTGGGTTTGTATACCGTGTTGTAAATGATACTGGTGATCGAATTGAACAACTTAAGGAAATCGGCTACGAAATTGTAGAAGATACCAAGGTTCAAGTTGGAGATCGCCGTGTTGCTAATCCAACTAAAGAGGGTAGTTCTGTTAGGGTATCTGTTGGTCAAGGCATTCAAGGTTATGTTATGCGTATCAAGCAGGAATGGTACGATGAAGACAAAGCCAAGAAGGATGCTAGGGTCAATGCTATCGAGCAAGGACTAGTCCGTGAGGCTAAAGAACAAGCAGACTATGGAAAACTTACAGTCGGCGTTAAATAAGCTCTTTGTCCTCCATCTCTCTTTAAGTTGGGTACTATGAAGTAAATCAACTTTAGATGGAGGTCATTCTTAAATGGCAAACACTTCTCGCATTAACGGGTTTCGTCCCGTAAAGCACCTAAATGGTTCGCCCTATAATGGGCAAGCCAATCTCTACTATGTCTCATCTGCTACTGATGAGATCCTAGTAGGTGACGTAGTTAAACTAGCTGGTTCTGCAGACGCCAATGGTATCCCTTCAGTGGATATCTCTGGTGCTTCTGACGTATCGGTTGGTGTAGTTGTCGGAATCATGCAGTCCAAATTCGATCCAGTTGGTAAGATGTCCACTGGTGCAGTATCACTTGATCTCCCAGCCGCTGCTCAAATCGCAGTATCTGGTGCTGGTTATGTGATGGTTGCTGATTCTCCTGATGTGGTTTTTGAAGTTGAGACCAGTAATGGTACTCCTGCCGTGGCTGACATTGGTCTCAATGCCTCTCACGCTGTAGGTGCTAGAACTTCAGCTACAGTAACCTCCCCTGCCACTATTGACATGGGTACTGAAGCTGCTACTTCTACACTGAACTTCAAACTCCTTGGCTTTAGCCAGAAGGTGGGTAATGAAGTTGCTGCATCTGCAAAGATGCTTGTTATGTTCAACGTGCACCAGTTTGGTTCCGTTGGCACCACTGGCCTATAAGAGGAGAATAGAAAATGGGTGTTATTACTTCTGGTAGTTTTGCCAAGGCACTTTGGCCTGGCGTAAATGCTTGGTATGGTAAGTCATACAATGACTACGCAACTGAGTGGGATAAACTCTTTGATAAGAATACTTCTAGTAAAGCTTATGAAGAGGATGTTGGTCTTAGCTCGCTAGGTCTGGCTGCTGTTAAAGCTGAAGGTGCTCCTATCACTTACGATAGCGAACGTCAAGGCTTCACTACTCGTTACAACCATGTTGTGTACGCACTTGGTTTCATCATCACTCGTGAAGCTTTCGAGGATGACCAATATGACGTAGTTGGAAAGAAGAAGGCTAACGCCCTCGCTCGTTCCATGCGTCAAACCAAGGAGATTGTAGCCGCTAACGTCTACAACCGTGCTACCACTTCAGGTTATACTGGTGGTGATGGTATTGTTCTTCTGTCTGCTTCCCACGTTAATGTGGCTGGTGGTACTTATAGCAATATCCAGTCTGCCGACTTGAGTGAAGCTGCTCTTGAGCAAGCCTTCATTGATATCGAAGGTTTCACTGATGATCGTGGTTTGATCATCGCTGCTAAGCCTAAGAGTCTTATCATCCCACGTCAGCTCCGCTTTGAAGCTAACCGTATTCTGAAGAGTGATGGTCGTGTTGGTACTGACAACAACGACACCAACGCTCTGAAGGATTCTGGTCTCTTCACCAATATCGTAGTTAACCACTACCTTACTGATGCGGATGCTTGGTTCATCAGAACTGACGTTCCAGATGGTATGAAGTACTTCGAGCGTCGTGGTGATGCCTTCGAGATGGATAATGACTTTGACACTGAGAACGCTAAGTTCAAGGCTACTGGTCGCTACTCGTTTGGTTGGTCAGATCCTCGTGGTTGCTACGGGTCGATGGGGGTTTAATTAATCAACAGGGGGTGACTGCGTAGCGGAAGCCCCCGCTTTACCATAGGAGATTAATATGGCCGCTTCTGCCCAAGTAAATCTAAGCTACCCTAAACCAAGGGATAGCCTAGAGAAAGTAATTAAGATTGTACGAACTGACACTACGGCTTTCGTAGGTGCTTGGCTTCCAAAGGATGCTGTTATCACTGGTATCTATGTAATTGGAGCCGTTGCTTCTGATGCTGCTTCGTCTGCTACTATTGGTATTGGTTCTACTTCCAGTGCTAACGAGTATCTAGCTGCATACGATGTCAAGACTGCTGCTACTGGAGAGGGTTATAATCCTGCTGGTGCTGCTGCTGTTGGTTCTGCAATGATGTCTAAACTAACTGCTGATGTTCCAGTGTATGCTAAGTATGCTGAAACTGGAACTGCCTCTGCTACTGGTGGCCCTTGGTATGTCAAGGTAGAGTACTCAGTTGTTGGTGGTGGTGAAGACATTCAAATGTAACAAATGAAGTACCGGGGAGGGTTTGGACACTCTCCCCGTTTTGTATCCCCCTCATCCACTTTTTCGAGGAGAATTAAATTATGTCTGGTGCTTTTCGTCATGCAAATAACACGGTATCTGCCCACGGTTCAGTTGTTGTAACTGCCTCGGATACTACCGATCTTCCTGTCACCCGTGCTCTCTATGTTGGAGGTACTGGTGACATTGCTATTGTAATGCCTGATCATGGCCT